TATTAATGGTGAGCGTAAGTTTATCGAATACAGTGATCCTAATTTAGCTATCGCTATACAAGGTGCGGTACCCGCATTTACAGGAATACTTGCATGGTTTGGTCAAGCGTCTAAGATATTTAGACTAGGTATTACAGCTAACCCTGTATTCCAATCATACCAAGTAGTTAACGATGCTATCAGTGCAGGATTATTCTCAGGTGTTAAGAACCCATTCGCTTTAGGTAAAGAAATTATAGCTGGATTTGCTAAAGATACTTTCAATTCGACTGATGCAATTAATAAACAAATGGCTAGATTAGGTATTGCAGGTGGATACGGTAAGACCGCTAAAGATATATATGAACAATCAGAGCGTAAATTTAATTTAGCAAACAATACTTTAATCAAAAACCTATATGATAAGGCTGATAAGTTTGCATCTAAATCAGACCTTGCTCAACGTCGTGGTATATTTATTCAGACACTATTAGAGACTGGTGGAGTGCGTCAACCTGACGGAAGTATTCAAGGCGGTAATGAAGTACTTGCTATGAATAGAGCATTGAACATTATTAACTGGCAGAAACGTGGGCTTGCTACTCCTGTTCGAGCATTAACCCATGTTGTACCCTTCCTAAATGCGTATATCCAAGGTATGGACGTTCTAATGAATGCACTTCGAGGTAAAGGTATATCAGGTCAAGAATCTCGTAAAGCTCAAATGTTATTCTTTAAAACTGCTATGACCCTTATGGCACTGAACGCTATGTATGCAATGCTAGTCGCAGGTGACGATGAGTATGATAAGCAAGATGACAGAACTAAATTTAGAAACTATTTCATTCCAGGTACAAACTTTAAGATGCCTGTACGTGCTGAGATTTCTTTCTTAACTAAATATTTACCAGAACAAACTTATCAATATATGTTAAAACGAGGCACAAAAGATGAGCCTGATTCAAGAAAATTAGCACAAGGTTTTTCAACGGCCTTTACTGATTCTATGTTAAGCCCGAACTTATTCCCTCAATTATTTAGAGCAGGGTTTGAAGTAGCGACTAACTATGACTTCTATAATGATAGACCTTTAATTGGTATGGGATTAAATAGACTAGCTACAAGTGAACAATACAATGAAAGAACTTCACAGTTTGCTAGATGGATTGGTGCTAGTGGGATCGTTGCTCCTATTAATGTAGACCATTTAATACGAGGCTATACAGGTACACTTGGATCAACTGCATTATATTTAACTGATGCCACAGCAAACTTGTTCTATACAAACAAACTTCCTGAAAGACCGTTGCGAGAACTTCCAATTATATCTCCTCTTATGATGAGACCAGAAGGTCGAGACAAACTCAATGACTTCTATGATTTAAAACAAATGTCTGATGAAGTTGCAGCAACATTTAATAACTACGTCAAACTTGGTAAGGGTGAACAAGCTCGTGAATACAGAAAAGATAATGTAAAACTAATGGCACTACGAGGACAAATTAATAATATAAACAATAGACTTAAAACTATTAGAGACCAAAGAAAATTAATAGTTGAAAACCCTAGAATGTCTGCAGAAGTTAAACGCGAACGCTTAGAGAAACTAGATAAGATGATGAATGCTGCAGTGATGAATGTATCTAGATTAAGAAGAAACGCAGGGCTATAGTATCCTCCAACACCTAACACCCATACATTCGTCTTTTATTGTTTGATATGTTTTAACTTTTACCTTAGCCCTCTTAGCCCCTGACTCGATGGCATAAATCAAGGGCGAAGGCTTTAAGGTCGGGATAAAGAAACTATCCCCTACTTCCATAAACTCAAACGGGAATACCCATTCAGGCTCAGTGTGTAGACTCATTTGAATTCTCTACATTATTTAACTTATCTGCAAATCCTTTAATAGGAAACACATAAGTCATCACATTAACTGCTGAAGCCGCATCTTTCCAATTAGCACCTAGACGTTTCTTAACTTCTTTTACTTCAATTTTCTTCTGTGACATCTGATATATAAACTCTCTTGAACTTACCATATTGTCTGCAAGAAACTTTCTAAACTCTGGCTTAGCAATGTAGATGAGTCCACTATCAATTTCAGCTCTAATAACTAATGGCATACGAGGTTCCATCGCTATCTTATCTTCTTTAAATGCTAAGATACCTGTTTGGTGTTGATTGATAAATTCACCGACTAATGATTCGTAGTCTATGTTATTAACTTTAACTACATTGTCCCTAATGTTTATCATTTCGCCTACAATCTTTTGATAGATACGTTCTAAATCATAGTCTACAATGTCTGCCTTAACTGCTATCTCACCTGCAGTCATAGTTGCGGCTACTAAGTTTTCATAGAATCGGTATGAAGTATCTTCCCCAAAGTCTTTTCTAAATTTAAGTACCCAATTATCTAACATGCTTTGGACTTCATTATCAGAATATTTAAATAAGTTAAACATAAAGTCTGATCCTGCCCACCCATAGTTGTATCTAAACTTATCAAATATATCTTTACCAAGTGATGCTTCGTCTTTTAATATCTGAGGTTTTCTCACTGCAAACTCAATCAATCGAGCAATCTCACCATTAGGATCTTTTTTCATTATAGATAACTTATCGTATAAAGAATGATTGGAAGTAAATATTGCAACTAATGATGCTGACATTTCATGATCTCGCTCAGCATTAACTGAGGCTTGCATACGAATCTTAGCTTTACCATGAGATATTTTGTGTATCAGCTGAGATAGTTCTCGAGGTGGAATATTACTTACTTCATCTAAACCAAATGGAATATTACGTAGAGCAAGGTATCGCCCAGTCATACCATTTGATGTTGCTGTTTGTTCTGTTGCTGAAATATCTTTAGGATTAGCCCAGATAGATAGACACCCATATAATGCACCAGTTTTAGCGGCACCTGATTCTCCAGTCAAAGAGATAGTAACACCTGATGTTGAAGTTCTATCCATTAATACAGAACCAAAACCTGATAACAAGCAAAACGCATGAAGCTCGAGTGATCTATTATTCAGTCTATTTGCAGCTTCTTTCCAAACTTTATATTCGCCTTTAGTTGTTAAGTGTTTAGCAATACTCTTACACATAGGTGAAGTAGGGGCTGAAACTTCTTGTCCTTTACGGGTGAATTCTTTTTCTCCCCAAACAAATGATTCTCTATCATCAGTCCACCCCATTTGCATACGCATAATTTCTGCGGCTTTCTTTGACATCAAATGATGTCCCCATTTAATAATATAGTTCATCAATAATTGACCTCCTTTTGGGTCGGTATTAAATAAAACTCCTTGTGATGCGATAATTTCTTTAAGCTTTTCAAGAGCATATACTTTGCTCATAGGCAATAAAAATTCTCGTTCAGGATCATGAGGTAACACTGCTTTCATTAATAAGCAGTCCCCGTCCATCGGACTATAAATTCTTTTCTCAGGCCATACATCATAGAGTGTAACTAAAACTGGCTCGGATTGAACAGGTACTCCCTCTTCATCATACTTAGGAGCAGGCATGTAATAAATACCTCCACTCTTACCATATACATATGGGTATATTTCTTCAGGTAAAGTACGAAGTCCTCTTGATATCTCAGTTGATTTTTGTTCGTGTAATGCAGTAACTGCCTCAACAGGTATAGCTGTTTGATATGCTATCTCTTCATTGTCTGATGCCGAAGCTATCTTAAATACCTTACCGATAGACAACGGATTAGTTATCTTGCCTCGATGCGGACACCCTTCACATATACCTGGATTCACGCTATTGAATGTTTCACAGGAGTGGGGCATACCTTGTGTTTGATTTGCTTTTCTTTCTGTCTCATCAGGGCTATAGCTAGGATAGTCTTCTGAGATTAAATGAATTGCAGTATCTCGATCTTCACAGTGTTGGGCAATAGATAAACCCGAATACCATAGTGGCTCAGGTAAAGTCTTAGCATTATCTAAAATAAATTTTATTTGTTTACAGCCTTGTCCTTGACGGGATAGCTGAACTATCTTCTCAAAACTATTCTCAAAGTTATCTAACTTCAATAATTTGCGTTGATCTTCAGACATACCTTTAGGAATACTTTGTAGTATGTCATTTAATGATGGCTCAGTCTGTCCAAGAAAATCCCTAAATTCATCAAAGACATATACAGGTAGTTCTTCATCTATTAATTTAGTTGGACTAGGCGGATTTGTTTTTAAATTAAATGTATTTGGTGCACGTAAGATCCTAGCTAAGTCTGCTGTTACAACAGGATCAATACGAAGTCCACTAGAAATACATAAATTTTTAAACTTCTCAGCGTAAGGTTTCCATTCCGTCGCATCTATATCTCGATCAAATAACCAGTACGCATGAATGCCTGTACCCGAATCAAGTTTTATAGGTGGAGGTAGATCAGCTGTCGCAATAAACTCATCAAGAGCTTGTAATGCAACTTCTTTAGACTCATACCCTTTGCCCTCTCCAACATCTAAGTCTACAAAGAATGACCGCACATACATCGCTTCATCAGCTTTACGGCTATATCCTTTGAATGAACTTAGTGCAACAAAGACGTTTGTGTTTTTGCTTTTGAACTCATTGATAACAGGTTCAATATCATTAATAGATTCTACAAATTTATGTTTAGGTATTTTACTAGTAGGGTCTATTGCAGTAACACAATAAACGCCATTACTAGGCAGTGCTTTTTTATAAAATTCTGTAATCATATTTGCAGTTGCTTTCTATTTTTAAAGTCAACAGTAGTCCCCCATAAATTAATATGGTTTTTTAAAATTAGGTTGGGACATATCTATTATACTACTTCCTTCAAAGTTTATTAATAATTTTTTCTGATATAAAATCTCTTGCCTGCGAAGTATTTAACACAGGCAAGTCTCCCTTATTTAAATTAGCTTCAATAATATCCATAAAGCGTTCTACCTTTTCCACATTCTTTTGGTTAACTACTTTACCCCTGAACCAGTTATATACTGACATACGCGAGACGGCCATAGCATCGGCAATCATACTAGGTGGCAGATTGGCTTTAACACAAAGTTTACCAAACTGCACACCTATACGTTTTTCATTCAGATCATTCAGGCTCAATAAATATTTTTCACTATATGATTTAGCCATATATCTCCTTAGTTTTTAACTGACCATTTTTTAATTGTGTTAGAAATATCTACTGGTTTTTTAACTTCATTTGAACCAGAATCTTTTAACTGTGGTTGTTCAGCATCAACGTCAGACTGCGGTAATGATTCAGCAGATAGAGGTTGAGGTGCTTCAACTTGTGGTTGAGCCTGAACTTGTGGCTGAGCAGGTGCTTCAACTTGTGGCTGAGCAGGTGCTTCAACTTCATCAGTTGGTTTGTAGATAGATAATTTCACAGCGTTCATAGCTACTTCTGATTGTGCTTGTTTCTCAATGATTGCATAGTCATTTGGATTAACTGCTCCAACAGGCGAGAATAAAACTTTAGGCACAGGTGACTTAGTATCAAACTGCATCTTAGTAATAACTCTAGAAGCCGCAACATTGTTACTTGCTAACATCTGCATGTATGGTCTAAAGCCCCACTTACCGCCGTCTTCTTTTTGCCAACATGAAGTAGAGGGTAATACTAATTGTAATACATCGCCGTTTGGATCATCAGGTAATACAACTGCTGTTCTCCAAGACAATCTACATTGTGATCCATTAGCCGCAACAGAATTCTTTACACTGTATGGGCACTGATCGCACGATGCTGATGGTGGGTTAGGTACATCTTTATCAGGTGTTCTCGAGTCGCTTGACCAACAAGTTGGGGATACTTTCTCTCCCTCTTTATAACTTGATGCGTAGTACATACGAGACGCATTGTGAGCCATCTTAACAAAGACAACATTCATGTGCCTATCTTCTATACTACCAACTTCTTTACCACCTGCGTATTTTCTAAATACTCCACCCTTAATTGAGATTCGTTTTGGACCTGATGATATACCACCCGCAACGGCAAGTGTATCTGCATCAAGACCAGTCTGAACTAGAGCGGGATTCTGATTAATTAAATTTGCTAATTCGTTAGCCATATAATAACTCCTTATGATTTACTAGGTTTTTTAACTACAATACTATACTCTCTAATCGAAGTGACCCCGGGTGGCAGTCCATCATTACCATGTGTGATTAGGTATTCTTTTAGATTTCCGTTATGTAAACGTTGTTGCATTAAGTCTATGAGATTGTTTTCTACAATGAAGGCTTTTAAATTCTCCCAGTCATTGCATATAAAGTTTTCTCGAAGGGTTTTGATGATTGTACCCTGACTTGTTTTAATACTATCGGCATTGATTTGATTACATTGAGATAGTAATACTTCTTCTATCTGCGCCATCTCAGCTTTTAGTTCTAAATCTTTCGATTCATACTCATGTTTAAGTCTGTCTCGTTCACCTCGTATCTTCAAATAAACAGACACAATATCGTCGAGACCTACTTCTTGAGTGGTGACTTCTTCACTCATTTTAAATCTCCTTTCATAAATTTACTTATTAACTTTTTAACTTCTTTTATTGACGTGAGTGCATTCCGATGAGTGTTAACTACGTCATCAGAAAACTTCTCAATATCAATCTCGTAATTAGATAGCGTAGTCAATACTAAGGCCATCATAAATAATTCTACTTGGTGGGGGTGTTCACAGTGTTCTTCTATAAACTTATCCACTTCTTGTCTAACTAATTCAAATTCTTTTCTTGGAAAATCTATCATTCTAATATCTCTCTATATAAATCAACTAACTTAGTATGCAGATCAACTTTACCTTGTAGCATCGCATACATCTTTTTCTCTACGTCCGAACCCTGTATATGTACCACAGTCATCTTGTTCTTCTGGCCATAGCGATCAATACGGGCGATACACTGTAAATAAGTTTCAACTGAAATAACTGGTGACCAAAAAACTATTGTATCTGCTCGAGTCAAAGTCACTCCATGCGACGCACTTTGTGGCTGTATAATTAAAACACGAGGATCATCTAACGATTGAAACTGAGTAATAATTCTAGCACGATCATTTGCTGAAACTGAACCATTTATTATCTCGGTAGTAATGCCTTGTTTATTTAAATGCTTAGCAACAACTTCGATCGTATGTCTAAACGGAACAAAGACTAATACTTTATGTTCAGTCTGATCTAGTACTTCATCTAACGCAGATAGACGAGGTCGAATATCAAACTCAACAACTTCTTTTTTATCTGTATACACAGCCCCACCTGAAATCTGTAATAGCTTACTTAAGTTAGCCGCCGCATTCACTGAGCTGATCTGCTCTCCCGCAGCTTCAATAAGCATTTGTTCTTTAAGACTTTTATAATACCGTTGCACGACTGGAGTGAGCGGTACCTCTCGGGTCTGATACATGACTTCAGGTAAATCCAAACAATCTTCTTTACTAAATCTTATCGCAGGTTGCAACGCTTTAAACACATCGTCCTTCGCTGTCTTTTTAGGAACCCATTTAAACCGAGTA